AGGAACTGGCGCTTCAACTCAATTAGGAGCTGGAGGCGCAGGAACGGCGGTAAATTCAACGGGAGCTGCTGCCAACGGATACGGTTCGGGAGGAGGTGGCACCATAGCGGCTGGAACTAATTCTGGGTTTACGGGGGGCGCAGGAGCCAAAGGAGTCATTGTAATTCAAGAGTACATCTTATCCTAGGAACAATATTAATGACCAATCAACCCATACCAAATAACACCTACGTCTTAGCCAACGGCACCAATTCGAACAACGCCTTTATTGTGCAATTTGAGGCGCGTGATCCAACTGTCTACGACATTTTGTATCCAGTTCAGAAGCAATGGCTCAACACCGTTTCCAATGATTTTTGGTTCCTAAAAGGATTCACCTCGACGTCGGGCCAAGTTCTGGCAGATTGGATCAAGATCGCCGGCACCAACATGGTCCAGAGTCTTATTCCCAATACTGGAGGAGATGTCTTCCCAACGGGAAACGAGATATCTCTTCTTGGCGATACTACTTCCATCCTAACGACAGGAACTCCTGCTACCTCGACCATCACCATCAGCGCAGGGCCAGAAGTCGCCCTCACCTACACAGCTAACAGCGGCACAGCTATTTCATCTGCGAACAACCTCAACGTGCTAGGCACCCAAGGGGTACTCACTACGGGGTCGGGATCGACCTTGACAGTGGTAGGCACACCTACAGTTGCCGCAGCGTCTTCCTCAAAGGCCAATCTAGGGACCGCCAGCTTCAATGACACCGAATTTTCTGTTGACTCCAACGGGTTTGTCTCTTTGACTGCGGGAAACTCCATAAATTCGATTGGTGTGGACGCCCATACTCCGCCAGGAACTAATCCTGTTCTTCCAACGAGTGGTGGCCTCGTCACCATCACAGGGGGACAAGTTGCAGCAGGCACCACGGCCAATGTTATCCGAACAGATTCCTTAGCGGCTAACACTTTCACAATCCAGGTCCAACGTTCCCAAGCAGTGGCGTCTTCGACGCTTGCCGATAACGGTGTCTCGCATTTTAACGACAATCAGTTTGCGGTTGACGCCAACGGATTTGTTTCCTTGGCCTCAGGATTCTACACAACTGGCAATTTTACGCCAACAATTGCTTTTGGAGGTTCATCCACTGGCATAACTTATTCATCGCAAAACGCCATCTACACTGTTTTCGGAAATATCGTTTTTGTGGCGATAGGAATAGTTCTTACGAGCAAGGGAAGTGCGTCCGGCGCAGCCACAATCCAGACGCTTCCTTCAGCGGCAGGAGCTTCTCTCACCACTGGCAGCAATCTTTTCTGCAACATGAGCGTCACAAGTTTTCCAGCGAATACTTTTCAGATTTTAGGAGAAGTTCTTCCTACAGAAACAACCATGGGTCTGTATTACAGCGTCAATGCGGGTTCGGCACAGATGACGGATGCCAACTTTGCCAACAACACTTCGATTGTGGTTCAAGGTTTCTATTTCACAAATTAAATGGGCCAAGAATGCCCTTTATTTGACCTAAGTAAAACGATCGATACCTCACCAATACCAATGTAGCCTGTTTTTAGATCGTTGATTGTAGGTCAAGTTAAGGCCATTGGCGACAGTTCCAATTTTCTCAAGATGAAAATGGCGTTTTCTTTAAAATTAACATCTGTGCACTTAGCTTCCAGAGATCTGTCGGTTATCCCAATCTTATTGCCTTTGGGCCAATATTGAATGCCGTCGATCCAAAAGTTCAACTCCTCATGGCCTTCGTATTGTAGGCGTATCTTTTCGACAAACTGTTGATTTTTTAGGTCGTGTTCACGGTGTTTTTCTAGAGAAACTTCCTCAAGATGTCTGGGTTTAGGGGGAGTTTGTCCTAATTTTTGGTTATTTTCCATAGTTCTTTCCCTCTTTATCCACTTTTTCAGAACATGGTAATGCGATCTTTCCTTGGAAAATTTGTCGGGCCTTCGGTGTGAATAGTCATCTAGCTCCTCGATAAATTGAGCCGTGACTTCTTGTCCGTAGGTTTCTAAGAGTTTTCTGTGCTCTTCTTCCGAAAGTTCTACATTTCCAAAAAAAAGGGAGGGGGAGGGGTTGCAGGGGGCAGAGCCCCCGCCCTTCCCTTCAAGCTGGGTAGTTTCAGGGGGGGTCGTGTGCGCGCGCGGGTCCCCCCTTAATTTTAATTTAATATTAGAATTAGTACTTAATAGTAGTGGGTCACTTTTGAGCCTTCGGCGAAGGGTCACTTTTGAGCCTTCGTAAAAATTATTTGAATGAGCCTTCGGAACCAGAGCATTTTGAGCCTTCGGAACCAGAGCATTTTGAGCCTTCGGAACCAGAGCATTTTGAGCCTTCGGAACCAGAGCATTTTGAGCCTTCGTAAAAATTATTTTATGACCCTTCGTAAACATTTCTTTAACTTCATCTGAAATGAAGATTTTCCTGTCCCATTTGATAAAGAGTTTTGTTGTAACGATTGAAATCAGACCGTGGCGATGTAAATTCGATAGGGATCTTTTAATGGTAGCTAAGCTGATATGCAAAGAATCGGAAAGGTATTGATTGGAAGCCCAGCAGTGGCCTTCTTTTTTACAAAGATTATTTATTTCTATTAACAGAAGGCGAGAACTGGCACTCAGTTTTGTACAAAGATTCATTGGATCTCCTGGGGTTTATCAACCTCAGAAGTCCCTTTCTTTTTTTTCTTTCTTTTTTTTGTTGCTTTCTAACAAAATAAAGATAGAATGGATGGCGTTATTCTACATATGAGAGTAGGATAACCAATAGAGACTTCTCAAGGTTGGGGGGCTCCGAGACAACTCGGGGCCTCTTTTTTTTCTTCCAGGCTAAAGATCCCAAAAAAAGATTTCCAGATAAATTTTCAAAGAAAGAATTTCCGCATTGACGAAAAAAGGCCCAAGGATCTCTTTGTCGGATACGACAACCTAATCCCTGGACCAAACGATAGTTAGGTGGCAGGAAGGACGCTAACGTCGCCACTGATGAAGTTCTGATACATTTGCTTGAACCTAGGATAGACGCGCTCATTTAACGCGGAAGAGATGACCGTCGCAATCGGCTTCTCTCCTTGCTGGGCGCGGTTTTCCAGGAAACCTTCGAGTTTGTCAGTGGCGATTTTTTCCATTTCCAGCTTCTCTTTGAGCACTTCGAGGGGATTTTGGACTTTCCCCACTTCAAGAAGGATTTCGCCTGTCTCTCGATTGAGGTCCGGATTCCAGGGATCTCCTCCCTCATACAGCTCTTCGAGCCTTACGGGATATTTCTTCAGCGCTTCCTTGATCTTATCGGACAAGGGCTTATGTGGTAAGGGCGTCAAGGTGTACTTTGTCTCTTTATTGGCGCCCTCTTTCTTGAGCTTAAGGTCATACTGCGTGAAGTCGCCCCAGTCGTCGTCCTTAGTCAAAGAACGCAACGTCTTTAGAATACTGTTCTGGGTGATCTCAAGGATGTAAAGTCCCTCTCTTGTATAATCCCATACGTAGCATGCCCAGAAAGGCTTCATCGGCTTCTCAGGGTCTTGCGACTTTGCGGGCTTATCCGCTGGCAGGAAGCGCAGAGGTTTATTGTCCTTCCAATCGATCCAGCCTGCAATAGGTCTCATTACAATGCGAAATTTGTTGTCACCTTCTTTCATTTGGGACATTTTCCAATAAAGTCTGTCGACTTTTAACTCTTCGTCGCCGTCTGGTAAATAGTTCATGTGTTATCTCCTTCTTAGTTGCGTAGTTGTTTCTTCCCAAATTTCAATGCCAGGGATATCTGCGATCCCGAGCTTGAGGTCCCGTTTTACGAGTTCCTCATCTATCTTCAAATACTTCATGGGAACTTTTGAAATATCTGAAACCTTAAATTTTGTTTCTCTCTTGAGGATGCAACTTGCATCTTCGGTGCTGACGCTTTTTGGGACAGGCGCTATATGTACCGCCGTGGTTACACCGAACAGAGAAGCAGCTTCGTTAAGCTCCTTTTCTTCTTCCTCTTTGCGCCTCTGGAGGAGAGCCCTCCATTCGCCAGCTTTGGTATTGGTCACTTCAATGATCCAACCGATGGGTGCGGATAGTTCCTTCGCCTTGTCGTTGATCGCATTGATTTGCTTGCGGTAGGGCTCTACGAGCTTCTTACGCTCGTTTTCTAGCTCCTTCTCCAATTGCCTTGCATTGCTGTAGATGAAGTTTAGGTGCTTGTATTTCTGCTCGTCGTCCACAACGAGCGCCTTCGTTTCCTCCAGAATGTTGGAGATCAAGCATTTAATGCTTAGTTGTTTCTTTGTGATGGTCTCTACGCTCATTTTATACCTCTTCTTCTAAGTTGATGGGTTCAAAACATTCAGAACATTTGTAGATGCGATTCCAGCCACGATATGTCAAGAAAGCTTCACAATCGCAAGAAGGGCACAGAATCTTTAGTTCTGGGGGATCTTCGGGAGGATTAAGGGGTAATTCAAAGTAGCGCATACATTCCTCCTTTTAAGACTGTTCTGAATTAATCGCATCCAATACTTTGGAGAGCGATTCAGCCAAGAAGATCTCTGCTTTCAAGGGCGCATCTAGCGACTCGATGAAGTAGAAATCTTCAAAAAAATCTTGAATTAAAGAAGAATGGTTTTGTATGTTGTATTCGTATTGCATAAGTACACCGTTGGGTTGTGCGTTCCCCGCTATTGCGACTAGCGGGGTTTTTTTATGCCATGATTATCTATGATAGCGATTATTTATGGCAATCTCTTTTTTTCTCATTTTCCCAAAAATATTCAACTGCAATGAGAGACTCCTCTAAAATCTGTGGATCAAAGTCGTATTTGTAGACCCCCGGTAATTTCCCCTTTTTATCGAGCATCACAAAAAGGTAGCGGGATGCAACCTGCACCCCATTTTCTTTCATCAACTCCCCATATAGATGTCCTTGCATCGGCCAAGCGACAGATCCTTCTTGGGCTGATGTTTTAAAATCGATTAAATAAGGGTCGGCCAGCGTGCTCATTTTAATGAGCCCGTCGATTTGTCCCGTGAGGCGAAGAAAGTCCGAAGTATAACGCTGTTCGGTTTCTAGGAATTCCGGCTTTATCGCCTCTTCCCATTTTAAGAAGGACTCGAAGTAAGGTTCGCTCTCTTCTCCCATTATAGGAAAACCTCCTCGGATATATTCAGCGATGGCTGCGTGCACTTCAGTCCCTATGAGTCCTTTCCTGTCTCTGCGCTCCTTTATGTAATCGGGAATCTCGTCCTTTTTTAAATGCCACTGGATGACTTCTGTAACCCTTGCATACACTTTACCATTAATTTCCAACATTTTGCACCCCCCCTGAGGAATTTTAGTTGACTCTATCACATCTCTGATTTAAAATCTGGAAAATTGTACAAGGAGGTCCCAAAGAATGAAGCTTTCAGATTATTTGCTTAAGCATCGCATCGCTGCTATTGACTTTGCCGTGAAGAATCGCATTGGGCTTACGTCCCTTTATCGGTATCTTAAGGGACAAAGACCTTTAAAAAAGATCGCATTTAAGCTTGAGCGCATCACAAACGGGGAAGTTTCGGCCGAAGAACTGCTCGCGGGAAAACCGACGCCCCCCAAGAAACCAAAGAAGGAGTAACTTATGTTTATTATATTAGAAAACGTTCAGCAGGTTAGCACCTCTGACGACCGGATCTGCTTTTTTTTTGCTCCCGACATAGATGTAGAGTAGGAAGAAAATGTAGAATGTTCTAGTAAGGAGGCGGCACACGCGCTTTTTAATAAAATATTTAATTATGCGAAAATGGGGTGTGAGTACTTCGTCGTAGCAGAACATTTAGAAGATAGTCGCATGTCCCTTCAAAAAGAACAAACCCACAACTAAATTAATTCGACGACAACTTATTGAATTGTGCTCGGTTTGTAGAGGAGAGAGACTTTAGTTTGTTTAGAAATCTTAATCACACTTAAGGAATGAAATATGGAAGAAGAAAACTGGGAAGAATTAAAAGCCCAGGAAATTGCTGCGAAACTTATAGCTATTTGTCGTAAAAATAAGGCTGATCTCGTGCAATCCATGCTAGGAGCAACAATCTTGGTGGCAGGGACCTTTGACCTTCTGTGGAAGTCCAAGGAAGAGTTTTTTGAAGAGTTTTCTGCAGCTGTCGAACGGATGAAAGATTTATATCCTCCACGAACCGTGGAGAAATAACCACTTCCAAAAAATCGGGAGCATGTGTAACTGCAAAATTAAACGCAGGTGCACATGTTCGAATTCAAGATCCCAGGCGATCCCGTCCCTCAGAAGCAGCCGGCATGGACCTGCGAATGCGGCAAAGGCCGCTGTTATAATCCCTCTAAGCCCGATATCCAGCGCATTCAGTATCAGATAAAGCCTTTCGCCCCTTTCGATCCGCTCACGGGGCCCGTGATGGTAACGTTTGTCTTTTATGTCGCCATACCTAAGGGGACCTCTAAGAAGCGCCGTGAGGCGATGATCAATCTGGAGGAGCTACCTACCCAAAGGCCCGACGACGATAACCTCTCCTACCTAATTACAAACGCACTGAAAGGCATCGTCTATGATGATGATAGTCGCATTTGCTCGCGCCATGTCTATAAATTTTATGGAGAAGAACCCCATACCTATATTCTTGTAACGCCGATTCCTAAGGGCTTTTTTAGAGGTATTCGAATTGAAGATGTTGTTTGAAAAGAACATTGAAAGGGTGGACTACCTAGAGATTGTGCTCAGTTCGGACGAATATCAGAATCTAGAGGAGCGCGGGGTCGGAGCCATCTTCCTGGAAACAAATAAGAACGATCTTAACATCTTCATTAGAGTGGACAGGCGCTATGAGGAAGAGGAAGAAGGGGACGAATGACAGAGTTTGTCTTAGATGAGCGCTTCACCATCGAATACATTGAGAGAGAGGCATGGGTGCTCCTGGCGTTCTGCAGCAAAAAGCGCAAGAAATTCACGCACCTGCATGTACCCCCAAATATGCGGGACATACGCATCCTGCGCAGGTGGGGGCTTATTTCGGGATAAATGCACAAAAGATTTGCCCCTTTAATACGGCCCCATTATATACAAAATAGTTGAATATACGACCCTCAGGAGAGGAACAATGAAAGACAAAAAGAAAGACCACAAAGAGCCCAAACACGAGAGAAAAGAGCACGAGAAAGAAGGCGGTCGCAAAGCGAATAAAGAAGAAAAGCACCGCAAAGCCGAGTCGCGCGGCATGCACAAAGCGATGAAAGAGAAAGGATGCAGGTAAGCGGATGCCCTCATGGATAAAAAAATGCATCAAATCAGTAAAAGAATGGAGACAGCGGCAAAAGATATTAGAGAAAAGCGCCCCGCAGCCGCGGCTAAGGTGCTGCGAAAAGCCGAAAAGCGAAACGAAAAGCTCGTCCGGATCGACCGAGAAGAGCGGGACCCCTTGATTAAGAAATGCAAAAAGGTGATGAGGAAGCATGGCTAAGAAGTGGATACAGAAGATGCACATGAAGAAGGGCGCCTTGCACCGAGAGATCAATGTGAAAGAAGGCGAAAAGATCCCCGCAAAGAAGCTCAAGAAAGCTGAGCACTCTAAAAATCCTTTGTTGAAAAAAAGGGCCCATTTAGCAGAGACTCTGAAGAAACTGCACAAGTGATATTATGGCTAAGAAATTAGAGAAAAAATTTAAGAAGGTGATGCATGAGTTTGGAGAATCCAAGTTACACGGTGGCTCTAAGAAAGGGCCAGTTGTCACTAATCCTAAACAAGCCCAAGCTATCGCTTTCTCAGAAGCTGGGAAGAGCGCTAAGGGTCGCATTCCCGATCATTTCAAGAAAAAAGATTAGCTGATTTCCTCTATGAAAATTCCGAAGAAGCAAAATTTTAAGACCTCTGGTCCGAACATTCAGCACTCGGAAGACGACATTGCTAAAGTTCTTCAAAAGTTCAAGGGGCTTCAATATTTATCCGCGGAATTTCTGGGGATCTGTCAATCGACTCTCAGCGAGCGAATATCTGGATCTCCTTATCTCACCAAAGTGCGAGATGATTGCGTGCAAAAGCGCATCGACATAGCAGAGCTGAATCTAGCCGAGCTAAACGAAGAAAAGAACTTAGGTGCGATTTGCTTTCTTCTCAAAACAAAGGGCAAGTCGCGCGGTTACTCGGAAAACCAGGTACAGCCCCCCGTCACCCTCGACGACTTTAGGCGCATGCAGGCTTTCATCGATCAGATCACTCAGATGCAGGCAAAGACGATCACCGCAGACGCCTCTGAATCTCCAGCAGCAGATCCTTCACAATAAACAAGTTATGATACAGGTCGTACCCGTCCACCGCTTTAGCCTTCGCGCCTGGAGGCAATTCGTCCCAGAAGCGGAGCCTCTCCGTTAAGAAGAACATCAGCTGATCGAAGTTCAAGGGAGCCTCAAACTCGGGCGCAGGCGCAGCCGGAACTGCCATCGCCGCTTCTTTCTGCCTTTCCTCTTGCAAATCCTTGTACGATCTAAAGGTGTCATCGTCGTACATGCGCAAAAAGTCCGAGGGATCGGAAGCCATCATGCGCCAATAGGCGTCACCTCCATCCACGGCGATGGCTCCGCACTTACAGCTGACATAATCGTGTCGGTGCTTGCTTTCGATGATGGTGTCGCATTTAGCACACTTAGCGCGGTTTCGCATACTGCATTCCTTATAAATTATTCTTGGAAAAAAACAATAACCCAATTACAAGGAGGAAATCAACTCAATTTTAAAAGGGAGTTCGTAATATGAGAGGATATATCGCTCACCGCATTACGGCGGCCGCCAAATTGCTAGAGATGTTGCCCAGTGTTCTTTACGATAAGCTCTATCGGGGGGAACTAGAGGCTTTTAAAATGCACGAAGGGGGCCAGTGGTACATTTTGGAAGCGGAGATTAATCGCTATATAGGGAGGGGCCACGAAAGAACGGACCTCCCTCCTGGTGCGATCAGCGGAGCGAAGGGACATGGGCCTCTGCGCGATTACTCGAGGCTTCTTACTAGGCGAGAGAAGGGCGAAGTGAAGAGGGGTAGAGGCCGTCCGTCGTGCTCCGTGAAGAAAGAGGTCCAGGATGAGCAAAATGGGCGCATTCTAAAGATCGGTCAAGCACTGAGCCGTCTGAGAGAAGATTGGACCAATTACCAATCCTATTTTAGGGGGATTATTTACGACATACTCACGGACATCAAGGAATGCTATGAAGGAAAGGGGTCCTAGTGAAACGCCTCCATCGCTTCTGGAGACGAGGGAAGATTTATCTTATGCGCGCAGGATTCTTCGCAAGATAAAGAGCCGTTTCAATGTGGAGGGGACATGCTCATGCGACCACTGTGAAGATGTGCGCCTCATGGTTGATATCCTGGAAAAGAGCATCAAACTATTGAGGGAGCGCGATGGAGGATAAGGAAAAAGCTCTCTCCCAAGCGGAAAGCCTCTTATGGAGGATTAAGGGGACGATGGGAGAAGAAGGGGCTCGCGCTCCCGATGGTGAAGATCTTTGCACTCAGATAGTGGGTTTTCTAAACCACTATATTAAAATACTTAGGGAAAATGGATGACAAACGGCTCTCTGTTGAAGAATTCCGACGGGACTGTGAAGCGTGTTTATTGGTTTTCTGAGGAAATCCCGTGAGTTTATTAGCCCCCCGTCAACTTGAGTTCTTAGCCAATTGCACGCGCCACTGGAACCTAGCTCATGGATCTGTGCGTTCCGGTAAAACGATCGGCACTTTATTCGCTTTTATGCATGCTGTGCACACATGCGTGGACTCGCGCATCTGGATGGTCGGGCACACGAGCCAGACGGTCTTTGACAACGTTATAAGGTTGCTGCTTGAGTCGCCGCAGTTGGCCTTCTTTAGGCCTTTTATCAATTGGGAGAAAGGGAAGCGTCAGTTGTCGTATCGGGACAAGGTGATTCCGGCCCTGGGGGCCAAAGATGAAGGGTGTTTGGGTGTCTTTCAAGGAAAAACCATGTCGTTGGTCTATTGTGACGAGATGACCCTCTATCCGGAATCCATCATCGACATGATCGACACGCGCCTATCAGAGCCTTATTCGAGGGGTTTTGGTTCGATGAACCCTTCGCACCCCAACCACAAGCTAAAGCAGTGGATCGATAAGGCCGCAGCAGGCGACCCTAATTACTACGCTCTTAAGTTTACCCTTGACGATAACCCATACGTTGATGAGGAATACAAGGCGCGGATTCGAAACAGCGCTTCCGGTCTCTTCTATAAGAGAAATTATCTCGGACTCTGGTGTCTCGCCGAAGGGGCAATCTTTGATTTCTTTGACCGCCACGTTCATACTAAAGAACGCCCTCCGATGAATGCGGAGTACTTTGTCGCAGGCATCGATTATGGCACTGTTAATCCTTTCTGCTGCCTGATCATAGGGGTCAACACTGGGCGTTTCTCCCATACAGGTCTCCATATGTGGGTTCAGAAGGAATATTACTGGAATCCGGAAAAAAACGGATACCAAAAAACGAATAGCGACTTTAAAAGAGATATGATAGATTTTCTTGAACCTTATGCCCCTAGGGCGATCTACATTGACCCGAGCGCGCAGGCGTTTCAGTTAGAGCTCCAGAGAGCGGGATTGCATGTCGTGCACGCGAATAACGAGGTGGAGTTTGGCATCCAGGAGATGACTTCCAAGATGAAGGAAGGCCTTCTCACTGTGTGCGAGGAATGCAAGAACACCATTAGAGAAATCGAGAGCTATGTGTGGGATGCGAGGAGCGCCAAAAAAGGCTATGACGAGCCCTTGAAGCAGGACGACCATGCGATGGACGCCCTTAGGTATGTGATCGCGACGCACAAGGTAAGGGCATATAACGAACCAGCAGACGATTGGGGGAAAAATTTAGGATGGAAGAGGATTTAAAGAAAGGGGGGTTGCCCCAATCAGCTATACTAATACAAAAGATGTGGCAATTGTTAGGTGATTTAGATGCTTCCTGTATATTAGGATTCGAAGCAACTATTAAGTTATTGATTATGATAAGCAAAACCATTCCAATGTCGGAGGAGGATGTTATCATGATCTTCCGCGCATGTTGGCGATCATGTATTGAAGAGAAGAAAGAAGGATCGGATAAATAATAATGAGAAGGCGATCCGAGAGGGGGCCGCGACTACGAACGTGCAATACGACCCATACGAGGAATAAATGAGAAAAGTTCAAGAAACAGACACTGAGTTATATATCGAGATTGATATAGAGGATCTTCCTCTTACAATTAACAATCCATCTAAGACTCTTTACGTGTCTTTGGCTCCCAAGGGAAAGAGCGATGAGGAGCTTTTAAATGAATGAAGAAAACGGAGTGACATTCATTCTCGACGAAAAGAACGAGAGATGTGGCTTTGTGTATCGTCCTCCCGCAGATTGCAAGCAACAGTGTTTGCCCGCGACACTTGGTGTCAAGTTCGCACAAAGACGGGTTAGTCTTGATAAGTGGTGGCTAATCGGAGGAACTCGATGGTCTAGAACTTTCTTCAGATTGAAACACCCGATAGTTTATTCTAAAAGGGGATTAAAGGGTCTATGGAGAAGGATGTTATAATGTGCTTTTGCGTAGATTTTTTTTGAGGGGTGAAATGAACCAGGATGTAGCCAAAAAATTATTTTTTCTATCTATGGACTACAAGCACAGCCCCGAAGAGTTTAATGAGGCCTCGATATCGCTTGTTGTGTTTCGATGTATCAAAGGAAACGTTACAAAGAGGGAGTTCATCGAATGCGTGGAGGAAGTGTGGGATAGCATGATGGAAGAAGAAAAACTTCGGGAGGAAACGAATGGAATATCCAAAAATTCATAGTCTGTGGAAACGACGCATAGACGCAAAACGCGAGCTCATTATGGGCGATTATGCGCAGCCCGAGTTCGCTAGCGTTGGATGGTGGCGCGTATCGGAAAAGGTGGATGGGACCAACATTAGGGTGATAATCCGCGATCCTGGGTGTGGGAAAGATGTTCTGTTTGCAGGACGCACGAATGACGCTCAAATTCCGCCTCATTTGCTGAGAACTCTAGAAGAACTATTTCCTCCAGATAAACTTCTGGGCGTTTTTAAGGGAAACAAGGAATCCCGCATCATCCTTTATGGCGAAGGGTACGGCCACAAAATCCAGGCCTGTGGAGGTAAGTACCGCAAAGAAGCGGGCTTCATACTATTTGATGTACGTGTGGGTGAGTGGTGGCTTCAACAAGAGGACGTGAAAGGGGTTGCGGAGTCATTAGGCGTTCCTATGGTGCCGGACCTAGGATTCATGAGCGAATCGCAGATTGTGGAGTTCGTTACGCAAGATCCTCCTAGTCAATGCAGCACAGAGTCGCAGACGATGGAGGGTATTGTTGCCAGATCCGAACCCCTCATGCTCTTTAGAAACGGAAATCCGATCATGTGGAAGCTGAAGTGCAAGGATTTTGCATGAAATTATTAGAAGAGCTCACAGAAAAAGAAAGAGAAGATTTGATTCAAGAGATAGCTTCTTTTCATGAAGATATTGACGAATTTGTCCGTCAAAAAAATCCCAGGGTGATAACCAAGATCCTAGGGTGTATTGGAGTGCTAATTAGATGTGCCAAAATCACGGATTTATCTCGAGAAGACATCCATTTACTTATTGACGATGGATGGGATCATAGGAGGGGGATGGACAACATAGAAAAAATGACCGAGATTTACGAGAAATTGATCCGATTTTTTGCGAAAGAGGGAACCTCCGTAAAGGAAATAACAGCAGTGACTCTCACTATGGCGGCTCAAGGGGCGATTGACATGGATCTAAAGAAGGAGGACTTTATCGAAACAGCTACGATCGCTTGGGAACGAGTGGAAAAGGGACCCCTATGACTGAGCAAGAAACGGAAAAATTAGAAACGATTTACGAGTCTCTTGTTGCCTTTTTTGAAGGAGAGAGGCTCTCTTTTAGGCAAGGAATGGCCCTGTCTCTTACGTTGGCAATGAACTGCGCCTCTAAAATGGGACTACGGAAGAAAGAGTTCCTGAGCCAAGCATTTGAGGCGTGGGATCAGATGGAGGGGGAAGGACAAAATGGAAAAGTATGAACGAAGGAAACTCAATCGCGAACAAGCAGAGGAGTTAGCCGAAAATGTGCGCACTTTAGTGGAAGAAATCGGCAAGTGTACGGTAAAGAGGAAGGTTTCACGCATGGCGGCTCTTTTTTCCTGTTTAGGGATTGCGTGTCTATCGGGGAAAAAGCTGAAATACACTATTGAAGAAATGCATCTCCACTTAGATCACGTGTGGGGACAGGTTGAGCCCAAAGAGTGAATAGAATTCCGGCCACTCGAAAAGAGGCTTGTACTTATTTTTTTTGAAGAAGGCTCAACCAAAAGCACACCTTGAAGTAATAAAAATTATTTTATAAATACCCGATTAGATTAAAACTCTACTCCCGAGGTATTTATCACATTCTATTATCCCCCTTGGAACAATGCATTAGAACCGAATCAAGTGAACGTTCGACAGTGGTTAGACAACCTCTACTCGAAATTTCAGCCTGATCTATGGGCTGATAAAATAAGTGTAAATGCCTGAGATAGAACAGGCTAGATGGAACCAATCCAACATCGACACACTTTTTTATGCTGGCTTAAGAGCAGGGTCAGCATTATAAACCTTCTCTGATTTCTTGGACGGCCGATGGGCTAACAAGGGCGAAGCGAAAGCACGCTGAACGACTGAGCGAGAGGGGCCGAAAGGCAAGCGACAGTCTGATCCGCAAAGATACAAGAAATTGCGGAGGGAGATCCGAAGAGGTTTCCCCGCCAGAATTCCTATTATTAATGGGTATTCTGGTCATAAAAGTAACAGTTTGCACAAACGTTCGTCAATCGGTACTTCAACTACACCCCGTCTCTCGGGTTTCAGCAGTTTTATTTTAATCTGCTGCAACAACCTATCAACATGGTTACGGGCTATCAACGCCAACATCGTAAGACGTTCAGTTACATACCTGCGGATGGCGCAGACCCTCGGACGACGGACCAATACACGCGTTTAATGACGCATGTGGCCAACAAGGAAGGCATCCACGAGCAATTCTCAAGAGGGGCTGAGCAAGCCTGCATCACGGGCCTTGTTCTCTTACAGCCCTATTTAGACTACACTGGCGACGATCCTGCACAGGGTGAATTAAAAGTTAAATTGTGGGAGTACAACTCGTTTCTCGTGGATCCATATGCCCGGGATTATAACTTTGCTGATGCGCAATTCATTTGGTGTCAGGAGTATATATCAAAAAAAGAGGCTGAAAGTAGATTTCCAGATAAGATCGAAAATATAGCTCCGATGAGCGGTACGCCCCAAAGATATGGCAGCTTTTACTTCCTCCCAGAGAATTATAATATGGCCCGGAACGACCTAATGGTGCTCTCATACGTATGGTACAAGTGGAAAACGAGGAAAAAGAGGCTGTACAGCAGGTCTAGGAACCAATTCTTCGACTTTGCTGGGGGAGAAGCGAATCTGGAACAGATCCTTTATCAGGTCCCCGATATGGAGCCGGTCACGATGGAGGTTCCTTGTTGGAAGTTGGCAGTCGTTCTAAACGATCAGCTGATGTTCCAGGGAGACAACCCGCTCGGCGTGACGGGAGATTGCCCGTTTATTCCGATGCTCTGGAACTACGAACCTCATAATAATTATTATGATTTAAGGGTAAGAGGCTTAACGCGTTGCATGCGTGATTGTAATTACTTGATGAATCGCCAAATCATAATTTCTCACGATCAGAAAGAAGCGACGATTAACGCTGGATGGAAGCGTAAGGTTGGCGCTGTTGCGAATGAGGATAACGTCAAGAAGTCGGGGCAAGGTTGGGACGTGATTATCAACGAAGGCTATGAGATGACCGACTGCGAGAAAATTCAGCCCAACGTAGTACCGGAGTCGGATTTTGCTTTGGCTGATCGCCTCAGAACCCTAATCTTTGGGGTATCGGGGGTGGATCTCGAGAATTGGTCTGCACAGAACGACAAGAACGCTAGCGCCCTTACGACGATGATCAAGCAAGCTGCGAATCTGACCGTATTGCAAAAGTACTTTGATCAGTGGGATTTAGCACTGAAACAGCTTGGGCATGTGTGCCTTCAGATTGTACTGAATAACTGGAATGCGGACAAAGTGCGCATGATCATCGGGGAAGAGCCGACTGAGCACTTCTATTCAAGGGTATTTGCTAAGTTCCAGACGATCGTTGAAGAGGGCAACCTCACGCCAACGCAAAAGAATCTACACGCGCAGCAGCTCTTGGACATCAACCAAGCGTTTGGTCGCGAGGTGTTTCCTCCTAGCTTCATTATCAAGGATATGAATATCACGGGTAAAGCCGAAGCGATGGAGTTCCTCCAACAACAAGAACAAAAAGCAGGCGCTAATCAGGAACATGCGACGCAAGTTCAGCACGCTCTAGAAGAAGCGAAGCTGAAGGAGTTATATGCAAAATCTGCGTCTTATATCGCTACCGCACGGGAACGCCACGGAAGGGCTGAAGCCGACATTGGTCTCTTTGAAGAGCGTCTTTCGGAGATCTCCCACAACCGCGCTATGTCTACCAAAGCTAAAATGGAGGCATTGGAGAAAATGGTTGACGTGGGCATTAAAATTGGAGAAGTAGAGGAAGCGCGCAAGATGCGGGAGCTCGATCAATTCGACTATCAGCAGGAAGGGAAAGAAGATGCTGAGAAGGCGGATGCTAAGCGCACGGCTATGAGCAACGACTTCTTGGCTCAGATCATGGGGAACGCGATGGGCGCCCATGCTCAGATGGAAGAAGGGGCTAACGTATAAGTAAAAATTTTAATGCGTAAAAATTAAGGATGTGTCAGAAAGGAGCTACGGAAACTGGAGTCACTACGGAGAGAAAGTGTGAAAAGCCCATTCATCCTGAAGTTAAAGATACTCAAGATTCTGGCCCTAATGTAAGTCAAGAATGGAAGAAAAAGAATGTCTCCAGAAAAAAAAGGTGAGAAGCCTCTTCATCCAGAGATTATAGAAACACTCGAATTCTCCTATGAAAGTCGAGAATTCGTAGGCATTATCATGATGCTTAGTTCCTTAAGGCAGCAAGCATTTTCGTTGGATGGAGAAGGCCACGAGTGCATAAAATGTGCCCAAAAGACGTCCGTTTCTTATCAATGGAGACAGCTTTATGATATTGAAGAAGAAAATTGGGTCCAGCTTTGTCCTGAGTGTTACCAACATCTCTACAAAGAGAATCAAGATCTTAAGAAAGAGTCTGAGTGAAGACACTCCCAGGGGCCTTCGTCTACACGCTCCACGTTCTCGATGATTGGTCCTTCAATTTCTAAGGGTCCCTCGATAGGAAATGGGAAGAAACCGTCCGCCTTTAGACTGCTTAAAATGACGTAGAGAAGAAGAGACGTAAAGGCGATCAAGTGCACAGTGCGCCACGCCCATCTAAATAGAGATGTATGCTTCATAAAGTGCTCCTTTTCGCCTATTTTAGGCCTATAGACAATATCCCCAAAGAAAATAGCGTTAAAATTATTTTTACTATATTATGAGGAAAACAAACCCGCCAAAGGGAGAGGACGTATGTCAGGCAGAAAAATCGACGATCATTCATTTTGGGCCGGAAAAAGGGGCCGAAATAGCGTGTTTCCAGACGGACCGCACAAAGAGAAAGAAGAGATGTCAGCAGAAGGCTCGGGGTACCTTGGGAGCGCTTATCCAGATACTACTGAACAGATCCGAGAGGACCAAATGAAGGGCGATCGCAAGATCAAAGAGCGTCCTATGAAGCCAGGCTACCGAAACTAGGAGGCCCCCATGGAAACGGGATTCCCAAATCCAATTGAGCCGCGCATTAAGTCCAAGAAGGTGAAGTCTCCTTGGAATTTTGAGGCTCCTCATTACGATGAACGCAATCGCATTGCTGCTGGGGACAACTACGGGGTAGGTTTTAATCAGCCTATAGGTAGGAGAGGTGATCCTCTCAAGAAAGTGGCTGTTCTTCCGGATGGCCACCCTAAAACGATGAGAGCGGATAACATTCGAAGAACCCCCTTAAATATGAGGGGAAGTTCCAATGAAGACAAGGACGAGTAACGATGGTCAGCGGGATTTACCAGGGTAAGGTGATCAAGCTCAAGAAGAGCAAAGTTGAGTCGCACACAGCGCCAACGGTGATGGGTACGGGCTTCAATTATGGCCTTGGTTACAAGCAGAAATTGGGCCGTTTGCGCGGCACGATGGTGGGCCTAAATCCCGTTCCGGACAAGAAACTTGCTTCGGTGCCAGGAAAGTTAGGATGAGTGAATTTTTATTGGTCCTTTCTTTCGTCGCGTACTTCTTGAGATCTCTCGGTAAATAGAGTCGATTTTCTTTTCAGATAAGTCGCCAGGTTCTGGCGCTTCAAGCTTGCTTTTGTGGTTCTGGAAGTTGTAGATACTTTCTACCACTGTCTGATTCTGAGTGACATTTCCCTTTTTATACTGATCCCAGAGTTCGGGGTCGGGAATCATCCAAATAACTTTTACAACATCAGAGGGGGGATGTGCTCTAAATAACATCGAATTGGTTTGCGCTTCGGGCTTTGTAAGTCGAGGTTGCCAAATCAGGCGCGTGGTAGGAACATCAGCCATCGTCTTGAATTGACGCTGATCATCTGGGAGAAAGAAATCTTGTGTAAAGATCGAGAGGCGTTCATCTAGGCCGATTTCACGCTTGTGAGCAAATATGTAGAAGGGGACGTTCCCAAAGGGTCGTTGGTCGATGACGTTTTGGCAAGTCTGTCCAATATCAAAGGATTGACGGGTGAAATGTTGATAGCGATCGTGCGCTTCTAGTCGGTCTATTTTCATGGGGAAGTCCTTAAAAACCCTCCTTTAAAATATTTCTTTTACATTGGCAATTAAAATTTTTCCTTGATAAATCCCGCTTATAGACGAACCCACGGGGAAAAAAGATGACTGTTGAAGTAGAAAAAGCGTCAGAAGCGCAGAAACCAAATGACAAGGAATACAATTTTAGGAAATTGGAAGCAGACCGTGATCGCGCTCTCCAATTAGCAGAACAGGCGAAGGCTGAGAAAGAACAACTGCTTCAGGAGATGGAAGAACTCAAGCGCGGGAGCGCAGTGGAAGAAGATGAGTCCAGCGATGAGCCTTATGTTGACCCCAGGACTCTCGAGAAGAAGTTCGCGAAATTTGAGAAGAAGACGCGTCAGGATACTCAATCAGACATCCAGGCGGCTGTGCAGAGAGCTCTTAGTGAAGAGCGCCAGAAGAATTGGTTGAAGAGCAATCCCGACTTTCACGAAGTGATGGGTCATGCGCAGAAGTTTGCGGACAAAGATCCGGAATTGGCGGAATCGATCCTGGAGATGCCCGACAATTTTGAGCGCCAAAAGCTCGTTTATAAGAACATCAAGGCTTTGGGTCTCCACAAGAAGGAAGAGCCGAAAACATCTATTCAGGAAACGATTGATAGAAACAGACGGAGTGCCGCATATCAGCCGAGCGGCGTAGGCGCTCCCCCTTATCAACCACAAGGGGACTTTAGTGCAGCTGGACAAAAAGCGTCCTACCAGAAGATGCAGCAGCTAAAAAGTACATTGAGAATATAATGACAATATTGTGCGGCGATTCTCTTGAAGTGATGAAGAAATTTGAAGATTGCCATTTTTCGGCAATTGTAACAGATCCTCCTTATGGTTTATCCTTTATGGGGAAAGGATGGGATCATGCTGTTCCAGGAAAAGAATATTGGGGAGAGTGCCTCAGAATCGTCAAGCCAGGTGGTCATCTTCTTGCAATGGGGGGAACACGCACCTCTCATCGACTCGCAGTGGCAATTGAAGATTCGGGGTGGGAAATTCGGGATACAATTGCCTGGATATACGGCAGTGGGTTCCCCCAATCTCATAACAAATTTGGCATAGAAGGATATGGAACCGCTCTCAAACCGGCGCATGAACCGATAATAATGTGTTCCAAACCCTATGAAATTAATGACATTTTAGGTATAATTCTTCTCGATTTAACAGAGGAATTATGCCAATGGCAAAAATTAAGCTTAGATGTAAACGCTGCGGATCAGAATTTGAGAGATTCCCAAGTGTGGTTAAGCAGGGAGCTAAAACATATTGCTCTAGAAAGTGTCAAAACCTCCGAACTGGAAAAACTTTTCGATGCAAATCTTGCGATAAAGAATGTTATATTCCCTTGGCAAGGATGGTCAGAAAAGATAAATCGGGAGAAGGAGTTTTTTGCTCGCACAAGTGCAAAGGTCGATGGCAAAGCGGAAAATTCAAAGGAGAAAAGAATCCTTCGTGGCGAGGAGGATGTTATATTTGCCGGCATACGGGATATCGCTATCTCCGTCACAATGGTAACTACAGAGCTGAACATCGGATTATTATGGAATCTCATCTTGGCAGGTCTCTGTCAAGGAGCGAACAAGTTCACCATAAAAACGGCGATAAACTTGATAATCGAACTGAAAATCTTGAAGTCATGTCTGTCTCCGACCATTTCAAAAGACACTGGAAATTTCAGCCCTGATTATCAACCCATCATAATGGCTATGAAGAAGTGCGACGGCACTTTCAAACAGAATGCTGAGAAATGGGGACAGGCGGGGATTAACATTGATGGATGTAGGATACCGACTAATGGAGAAAACCCCAAGGGATCTGGAACGTGCACCGGAAATGTTAATTTTAAGCAGGGATCAACAGGAAACGGAGGAAATGAAACATCACCTTTAGGCCGCTGGCCTGCCAAACTTCTCTTAGACGAAGAATCGGCAAAGAATCTGGATGAACAAACTGGGGAATTAAAAAGTGGAAAGGTTTCTCCTTGTTTTACTCCTAAAAAAAATTCCATTTATGGAAAATATGCTTATCGCAATCCTACTTACACATGTGAAGCTTCTAAAGGAGGTGGCTCACGCTTTTTTTATTGTTCAAAGACATCTCCTAAAGAGCGTGGGAAGGGGAATAAACATCCTACAGTAAAACCTCTTCTTCTCATGGAATATCTTATTCGGCTTGTGATGCCACCTGAAAATGGGTTACTTCTAGACCCCTTTGCAGGCTCGGGCACAACTATCATTGCAGCTCAGAACCTCGGATTTAGCTCAATTGGAATAGAAAAAGAATCGGAATATGCGGAAATAGCGAGAGAACGACTGAAAAAGGCCGCCTACGAAAAAATGATGCAGCGTAAGTCTACTATGAGGCTTGGGTAAAGTGTGTGACCTCTGCCTATCTCTTTCGGCGATCCTACCTCCTCAATTCCATGCCATGGGGAACGAAGAATATGTGTTCTTCTTTCCCTTTTCTTCTGAGGAAAAGCGAGGCGTTCGCTTTGTGCAGTTTAACTTTGGGTAATTGCCGTTAAAATAATTATTTGATATATCAGGGTTTTCCCTAGCTCAGGGTCATGAGCAGCGTATAGAACTGTCGCTCAGTTCAATGGTATGGCAGAGAATCGACGTAGTTAAGTTCGTCTACTGATCGCCATGCTCTATGTCGTAAATAACTAAAAATGAGTTAGTTATGTCAATAACGACAACAGGGAACCTTGGGCCGATGATTTTGCAGAGCTTAGCGCCTGCACTTTTGTACGTTCCAACCCCAACCATGAATTATATTTTGGTCTGCGATAAAGTCAGTATGCCAGTGAACGGCGGAACAACTTGCAGATTTATGAGGCCAAGACCCTTAGTCCCACCTACCATAGATTGTGTGGTAGTAAAATCTTCTCTAATAGACTTTGAACTCCTGGCGGCATAGAAGGACAAAAAGGCGGAAATACATGAATAAATCAGAAATTTGTCGTTTTACTTGCAGTTCTTGCGAAAAGATGAGAACTGAAAGTGCCTATCACAATGGGATTTGTTCTGTATGCCGTGAACGCAGCAAGCGAGAAGACTCCGTTTTAAATAATATTCCTGAATATGGAAGCCAATCGTCATTAAATTTTGATGAATGGCAACGGAGATGCGGTGCTCTGAACACGACGGTAACGTTGTGAGGGAAGTGCAATAGGCTTCCTCGCCTATCAAGGTGAATATCGGTATGATAATCAAGTTGATAGGTCATTAAAGTAACAGACTCGACAGTTAGGTAATAGTGGGATCGACCCACCGGCCCAGGTGCCACAAAGGGACATCATTGATGCCCAGATGGCTTCGTAAAAGAGGGCCATGAAAAACCTCTTGTAAATAACTGGGACATCTTGTATAATACGGTGCCATATGAGGTGTATTATGCAAGACAATCAGAAGGAAGAATTAGCTTACTTTGCCGGACTTTTTGATGGCGAAGGTACAATAGGAATAAACTCAAGATACTCGCCAAAATGGCAAGGAAAAATGAGACAAACCGATCCAGGATATGCCCCTTATGTGCGAATCGGAATGAATGATGAACGATCAATAAAAAGCGTTTATGAGTTCTTTCGAGTGGGAAAATATTATCCCGAGAAAAGTTACAAGGGATATAGGGCAATGCATCGATGGGATTGTCGAGATCAAGGTGGCGTGAAGTATGTTCTAGAATGTCTTTTGCCATTCTTGAGACTCAAGAAGCCTCAAGCCATTTTAGCCTTAAAATTTCTGGATAAATGTACAAGACCAGAAGGGGTGAGGATCGGGATTCCTTTTGACGATCAAACTATTAAGAAGCGCTGGGATATGTTTCTGGAAATGAAAGTTCTTAATGGAATTGATATAAGCGAATATTCGCCTGCAACGACTAAACCAAGAGGGCGGCCTCGCAGCGTGAGACCGCATGCTATAGTCTGAACTCATAGGTGACTATGAGAGGTTGATCCGAAGAGGTCGGCCCGCACAAACGTTATAGTTTCTATAACTTTTGTGTCACAAAAGTAACAGAAAGTTCTTTGGAACCGGCTGTGTCATCAATGAACAGGTGATACTGCAAGATCAAGAGGGTTCGGCTTTAGCCGCATAACACGCCCTCTTAGCTTGGCGTAAATGGTGTTAGCTTGGGTATCCGAAAGGTTAGCCGTAGCAATGCGCCAAGCCGAGGATGAAGATAATGTCCTCGATAAACCGACTCTAATCGACTTGGAAGCCCGACAGGGTGACAAGGGGCAAGCACAAGCAGCCTGAACGACTTAATGAGGCGGCCCGCAAGGGATGCGAAAGTCTGAACACGACGGATAGAAAGAAAGGTCGTGAGGAGTCTCCGAAGAGGGATTCCCGCCTAGAAATAGGTCACAAAAGTAACAGAATGCTTATCCTCCGCGACTACATCGTTTCTGCTGCTTCTGAAATATTTGCAGGCGGCGGGGCTAATAATGATAATCCGACTAATTTGGGTGTATCAGATTTTTCTCTCGTGGCAACGACCCTAGATACAAATAACGCTAAACTTATAGGCGTTGTAAAACCTTTGGTAATTGACTTAGAAGTCGCTGCGTAAATGGCGATAATAAGGGGCAAGATATGGATTGGATAAGCATTCGAAATAAATGGCCTGATAAAGAAGGTATTTATTTGGTAAAAGATTGTAGACACAATATGTTTGGAAAAACGTATTACGATGGCTACAATTTTGACACATGGAAGCCAACTAATCCCTCTTTAAAGGGTTCTTTGTTGTTGATTGCATATACTACAACACATTGGAAATGTCAGCCTGAACGACTAAACCCAGAGGACGTTCGCAAGGACGTATGTGATAGTCTGAGCCGTGAAAATATATAAAATCACGGAAGGGAACCCGAAGAGGTGACCTCGCCAAACTAATTGTGTCTATAAATAGTCTTATAGACACACTTTTTTGGTCACAAAAGTAACAGATTTTGTACAAGTTTTTAAGCGGTATCGAAGGGATGGACCGATTCGGTACAGGCCCTGTACGTTCGGCATATTTTATGCTGAGCTCTACGGAACTACAATCGGACCTCGATGCTCTCACTGGTAGCGGATTTATTAACCAGTGGAATTATCCGACCAACGCCAGTGCGTTGCCATCGGAATATGGATCGGTGTATAACATCCGAATCCTAACGAGCTCGGAAGCTCCAATTGCACTCGGTGCGTCGGAGAACGGAAGAGACGTTTACTATAATGCGGTCGTTGGAAAACAGGCGATCACGCATATAAACCAGGATGGGTTAAGATTTACGATGGCCCACGTAAAACCTTTGGTAATTGACTTAGAAGCCGCAGCGTAAAGACGGTGGTGATAAGGGGCAAGAATGTGTAGAAGTTTTATTCATTTTAGGGATTTTTAACAAAGTTATAGTTTCTTTAATTTGCATTCAGCCTGAACGACTAACCCCAGAGGCTTCGAAAGGAGATGTGATAGTCTAATCTCTATGGAAACATAGAGAGGAGAATCCGAAGTGGTTTTCCCGCCAGAATTCCTATTATTAATGGGTATTCTGGTCATAAAGTAATAGATTGATTCGATGAACCTGATATACAGGGACCCATACTATTCGGGCATGCTCGCGCAAAATGCCACCCTCGCGGTGAAATTTGCGCAGGCCCAAGCTATAACGCAGGATACTGCTATCAGAAACCTTCTGTGTACTAGAGCTACCTCTAGTTACTCAGTATAAACGGAGGTCTATATGGCAGAATATTCGCGATTAGCAAAGGGAGTGGTATCTTCAACTGGCGGCATGACCCCAGTTAATTTGCCGTTCCAACCCGATTACGTGGAGCTTACAAACTTCACGGAAGCGACAACGCCAACTAGCGGAGGTATTCCCTTCGTTGTTTGGGACAACAACATGGGACAAGGGGCAGCGGTTTACGAAACGTTTAACGCTACGCCGGTCCTAACAACAGCGACAACACTGACGGGTGGTATTTCCACTTTCGCAGCTGGTTTATCCTTACAGTATGGCCCGACCGAACAGATCGCGTCCATCACAAAGGCGAATCCTGCGGTAGTGACTACTGCGGCTGCTCACGGTTATGTGACTGGGGACGTCGTGATTTTCACGGGTCTCTACGAGACGACTACAACTGGGATGCCTCAATTGAGTAACATGCCTTTTGTTGTGACTGTGACAGGAACTACAACCTTCACCATCCCTTGGAACACCAACCAGAGTAATTACACTGCTCTGAGTGGATCGCCAGCGGGTGCCTATGTGCGTCAAGTTCTTTATCCGTTCTTGTACGCGCCAGGTGTGTCGTTTATCAGTGCTTTGACTCTCAGCAGTTCTACAACTGTTGTGACGACTGCGCCGCATAATCTGAGTTTAGGGAGCGAAGTGGCCTTTAGAATTCCACCACAGTGGGGTCCTATCCAGCTCAATTCGCTGCCGAACGTTCTGATTCCAGGGTCGCCAATCTACGGATTTGTCACCTCTGTAACGAACTCAACGACAGTTGTTGTAAACATCAACTCAACGGGCTATACGGCCTTCAACACCAACCAAGCGGTTGCTTCCCTTCCAGGGCTAGCGCCTCCGCAGATGGTGGCGGTTGGGGACGTTAATACGGGTTCTCACCAATTTGCCTATAACCCTCCTTTGGTCAATGGGATTCCAACGATCAACGGACCGGCAATTGCAGGGGCATTTGTTAACAACACTAGCCAAGGCTTTATTATTGGGCCTACAATCGCAGGAGCGGCAGCGGACGTCATTTACTGGCGCGCTCTTCTTCACGATTATAGTTACCCAAGTATTGGCCAAATTTAAGGATTCTGATATAGAAGGGGGATCGGGAGCTTCACGGCTCTCGATTCCTCCTAGTTTTCTTTGCACTTTAGGGCCGAGGGTTAAAATCCAAGGCCCTTTTTTCTACCTCTAATTCAAAAAATTTTTTGTCACTGTAGCCCTTAATGGCCTCATGCGTTAAATAAAAATTTTAACAGTCCAGAGAGCATGAGCGGTCAACATAACATCACAGTCGGGCCTATCGCCCCTGAGAACAATCCTCCTATCAATCCGCAGTATTATCAGCCTCGCGTCTACGAGATCATGTCGATAACCCTGGGGGCGTTAACGCGCGTAGTCACGACCTTACCCCACGATTATGTGATAGGACAAAACGTTCGGTTGCTGATTCCAGAGCCGTACGGGGCTCAAGAGTTGAACGGCGAACAAGGTTATGTGGTTGCCATACCAAGTGCTAACTCTTTGGTAGTTGCGATTAATTCGATGGGAGGCAACCCCTTTATCCCGACTCCGACGTTTGGTCCTACGCCTCCCCAAATCATTGCCATCGGCGATATCAACTTTGGACTGATCAGCTCCACGGGACGATCTCTTCCGGCAACGGACATCCCTGGAAGTTTTATCAATATATCACCAGCCCACGGCTGAAGAGGACAATATGGAAACACAAAAGCCTGTTAAGGTGACACCTAAGCCCATGGCGACAAGTGCACAAGGCGACAAGGAATTGGATAAGGTGCAAGCGCAGTTTGAGGCATTCGACTCAGCCATCAAAGATATGACGCTCGATAAAATGAATCAGGCGCCTAAGTTACAGACGGAGCCACAAGCCAAGTTATCCAGCGAGCAGATTCGAAAGGCGGAAGACATTTATCTTAAGCCGAAAAAGTCAATTGGAGCGCCGGACAAATTCAATGAGAGATTCCGAGAACGATGGAATCGGCAAAAGGAATATGTCCAATTTATCGCTCAAAATAACGAGATTATTGGCGAATCCATTGAGAAGTGGACTAGACCTTTTGGAGGAATACCAGCTGAATACTGGGAAGTTCCAGTGAATAAGCCTGTTTGGGGGCCTCGCTATTTAGCGGAAGCTATATCGAGCAAGAAATATCACCGATTTGTCATGGAGAATAGACCCGTTGAAAGTAATGGAATGGGTACCGTCTATGGAGCGATGGCTGTTCAACAAACAGTCCAACGCCTTGACGCTTTCCCCGTTAGCATGCAAAAAACGATTGCTATGGGTGCTAGGAGCTTCTAATGAACCTTCTCCAGGACATTATTACCTACACACGTAGACTTCTGAAGAGTCCTTCGAATTCGAGCATTACGGACAATCTAATCATAGATTACATCAACCGATTTTGGCTGATGGATATCGATGCTCGGATTCAGCTCTTTGACTTAAAAACTACGTATCAGTTCCAAACGGTCCCTGGAGTAGATCAATACAACATGCCTCTCTATGACCAACAAATCCAACCAGGGGGTCAGACAATTGCGCCTTTTCCCGTTTATCAGGGCTTCATGGATACCTGTTATGCCAACGGCATTCAGATTCCATTTTACAATCAAAAGGACGCATTCTGGAATATATGGCCCTCTTTCCTTCAGTCGTTAGCACCTGCTGCGATCGGGGACGGCGGTAGCACGTATCAATTAATACTTCCCTTCTTTCCGGCCATTCCTGGACACATCGATATTGCGGGCATCATTGCGACAGGCACAAATCAAGACCCTCCCTATGTAACCAATCTGCTTACAAGCGTTCCTCAAACCTCCATCTATTCTTCGGTTTATTTCAATACTACGGGCCCTGATGGCACCAACGTCATAGCTGCGGACTCAGGTCAATTTTTACAATCCGATATCAATTACGGCTTATTATTTCGACCTGGAAACGCTCCGTTCGGCTACGTCCCACTCTCTGGGGGATACAGCACGACCGTAAACACCATCAACTATCAGACGGGTGTCGCCAATGTCACCTTTACGGGCGCTGACGGAGCTCCTGTAAATATTCCTGCTGGGAATCAGATCAACTCCCAATGTTATTTCTATCAACAGGGTCTTCCGCGCGCTGTCCTCATGTACAATAACTGCATCACAATTCGACCTCCTCCTGACATCCAGTACCTAATACAACTCACTGCGTATTTGACACCGGCTGCCTTTCTGGCGAGCGGCCAAGCTGTGCCCTTCGGTTACATGACAGAATACATATCAAGAGGGGCAACGAGAAAGATATTAGCGGACACGGGAGATATTGAGCAATTTAATTTTTACGAGCCCTTTTTCAAGGAGCAAGAGACGCTAGTTTGGAAGAGGAGTCAGCGCCAATTTACGGCGACCAGAACCGGCACGATCTTCTCTGAACTCCAGGGTCAATCGGGCTACAACAACATCGGCCAAGGCCAATAACCTTTTAAGGAGAGTAACAAGCATGTCGGTTCCAAATTACCCTTTTTACCCATCGATCCCAGCTGCTATGGACTCCCCTGCCAACGATCAGCCTCTAATGCAGATCAACAATCAGTCGATTGCGAACCTGGTGACTTCTGACCACGTGGGCTTCAACACCAACGGAAGCGGGTATCATGAGCAAGTGACCTTCTTCAATAATAATCCTCCCACCTTCCCAATGACAGGGATATTGCCATTTCCTGTGCTCTTTACCAACATTCCGGCAGGTATGACGTATCCTCAGCTTTTCTTCTATACAGGGACAGAAGCGGCTTCTTCTACGCAGTACAACAATACGGCCTCTTCCGGCAGCACCTTTTTACTGGGGGGCATCATCCTTAAATGGGGAACTGTCGAGCCTACAAACATGAATCAATTCATCGGTTTTTCGGCTGCATTTCCGAATGCCTGTTTTGTAGTTATTCCTATGATTCAAAATTATTCTTTCGGAGTAGCTACTTCTACTTTTACGTATGGGACTATTACTGCTTCTGGTTTTTTTATAAATACTTCGGGGATGACTCCTTCAAGTAACCTAATTTCATATATTGCCATAGGTAACTGATGGCTCAACAGATCTACGTCGGGAACTTTGCGAAGGGCCTCAAGTTAGATCGACTTCCCTTCAACATCGATAACGATGCATTTCCCACCCTCTATAACTTCTATATCTGGAGAGGTCGCGCCAAGAAAAAACGCGGCACCACTCTGGTCAATCAACTAGCAATTCAAGTTGTGCTTACGTCTAGCATCACGGAGCCGTGGCAATTTCCCGCTCTCACCTTAGAAGGCGGCGTCACTAATCTTCTAGGAACCTATATAACCGGCATCACGCAAGCCACAATGGCAGTTGTCACTATAACGGGTTCTGTTTTTAGTGTGGGAGAAACGGTCCTTTTCTCGGGAGTCGTGGGAATGACGCAGATCAATGGACAATCGGGCGTGATCACGGCGGTTAGTGCTACCTCGATGACTGTCAACATCAATTCCACGAGCTTTAGCGCGTATATATCAGGAGGGGAAGCAATTCTATCTCCTAATGGAGGAATCGTTCCAGGATCGATTTCCTTGACCGTAGGCGCAAATACCTATGTTGAGGCCATAGAACCACCAGGCACCCCAAATGGAGTCCTTGTAGGAACTCCTGCGGGCTCTGGCACGATAAACTACGCGACTTCCATCATAACGATTGTGGGAGGGGGATCCGATTCAGTGACTGGCTCCTTCTCTTACTATCCGGCTCTTCCTGTGATGGGGCTCGAAGACTTTAATTCCCCTTTCCCAGGAGATATTTATCCGTTATTGCTGGCGTTCGACACCGAATACAGCTATCAGATCAACCAGAATGTAACGGAGCCGATAAAGCCCTTTTTCTACAATGTCAACTACTTCAAGGGAACAAATGTACCGTTTCTCTGGAGTGGGGCTAATTATCAGCAGTTTTGGACGACGAGCTACTCCAACGCCCTCTGGGCAACGAATAATGTGCCTGGGTTCAACTTTGTCAATGCGACCGTTATTTCTGGAACCGGCACCATGGAAATCACTTTCAACTTCAAGTCGGGAGGCGTCAACTTTACAAAACTTGTCGTCGGAGACATGCTCTGGTTTAACGAATTTCCTACTCCAAGCACCCTCAATGGATTGACAGGAGAAGTTACATCGGTGAGCGGCGCAGCGAGTGGAGATTATGTAGTAACTTTTACTGTAGATGTGACAGCAGCCGACGCTATCACAGGGATAACTCAACTCCTAACCAACACTATTCCTGGACAAGACGGTATCAAGTGGTACGATGGCGATCCTACTAACGGAAGCGGGATTCCTACAGGAAGTGGACTTGGATGGGTCAACTTTGCCCCTCCTTTGACGGCCACCGAAACCGAGATAGAAAACTATACTTCAGCGCTCTATTACTTAGTGGGGGCGCTCATGATATTGCCTTTTGAGGACAGGCTGCTTTTCTTTTCTCCTTGGATCCAGACGAGTAGCGGACCTCCAATCCAACTGTACGATGTGGTTCTTTGGAGTTGGAACGGCACCCCTTACTACACGACTTTGGTGCCTACGGACACCCCAATACCAGACGGAAGTAATATAGAGGCGTATTACGTTGATCAGACGGGACGAGGAGGTTATAAAGCGGTAGGTATTCAACAATCGATCCTTAGCGTCACCAACAACGAAAGCGCTCTCCTCCTTGGAATGAACGGTCGGCAAGTGCGCCTGATTGCCACCGGCGACGACTTTGATCCTTTTGCTTTCTTCAATATTAATTCGGAGCTTGGGACAATCTCAACTTTCTCAGGGATCACCCTAGATAAAGGGGGTCTTTCTCTAGGACAATACGGGCTCGTCCAAACGGATCAACAAAGCTGTCAACGTATTGATCTGGACATTCCCGACAACGTTTTCAATGTGCAGGGACTGAATAATGGAGCTGAGCGTGTAAACGGGATCAGGGACTTCTTTCGAGAATGGGTCTATTTCGCCTATCCGGTGGACGGAAGCAATTGGGTCTTTCCGACACAATCTTTCCTCTACAACTATAGGAAGGACGTTACTTGGGCAGTTTTCTATGAGAACTACACGCACCATGGTCTTTTCCGAGAGAAGCAGGGAAGAAATTGGGGTAATCTGCCCTTCGACACCTGGAACGAATGGCGAGAACCTTGGAACTCGGGAACATCAGCCGCTCTCTTCTCTCAAGTGATTGGAGGGACACCGCAGGGATATGTTCTGATTAAGGACGAAACTACGGGAGAAGATCCTTCGTTGTCGATTATGGCGATTACTGCCTCTGGTACCAACACGCAGATCACTTCAGTGAATCATTGTGTGGCAGTGGGAGATTATCTCCACGTAACCGGAATGATCGGTAACACCACATTAAATGGGCTCATAGGGAAAGTTATAGAGACGATAGATGCTAATAACTTTGTTTTGGACCTTTTGTATCCAGGAACGGGATATTTGGGGCTTGGAAAACTTTCGAAACTGTGTCAACCGACGTTACAGACAAAGCAGTTCAATGTGTATTGGGAAGGAGGCCGTCAAAGTCGCCTAGCGGTCCAGAAATATTTGCTCGATAAAACGGACGGCGCCCAAGTCACCTTGAACATCTATTTGAGTCAAGATCCGAACTCTGTTTTTAATGCGGGGCCAATTGTACCGGAAGAAGGGGCGATTAACAACACTCTGATCTACTCGCAAACCTTATTCACGGCTCCTGAGGACTACTTACAAAACTGCATAAACTTACCACTAGGAACTATTGGAAATGGAGTTGAAACAAGTTTTATTTTTAATTTTGCTAATCTTTTTGGCATTAATACTCCTCTTCTGCCTGGGAGCGTTTTTATTCAAGTTGGCACTGTGGCTACATTTACCGATAATGGCACCGGAGGGTTTACCGCAACTGGAACGGGAACTTCTTTGGGATCTTCTATTGACTACGGAATAGGTCTCGTTACGATTGCTTTTACAGTAGCGCCGACGGCTGTCGTCACGACGACTAGCTTCCAATACTTTGTGGTAAATATTCAGAGCCCTACGGCTGTCAGCCAGAATCAGATTTGGCACCGCATCAATACTTCTTTAATCGGCGACACTTTCCAGATCGGCATCACGCTGAATGATGCGCAGATGCGAAACCTAACCTATGCCACGGCGGAGATCACGTTGCACGGCATCCAACTAACGATGCAACCAGGGCCTTTACTCGCATGACGATTCAACGGGCTCCTTATCTTCGCATTCAGCGTCAATTTCCTTACGAAGACGTGAAGGAACTTGCGGTGCAGGTGGATCAAGCCTACATCGATATTGCTCAGAAGGTTAATGCTCGCATTATTGGGATTTTTTCCACGAACTTTTCCACAGCCACGGGAGAACAGTGGTTCTTAAAAGGCGAAGCTAATCGCCAGCAGACTCTTCGCCAGGTCTACCCTTTTACAGGAGCTGGTTCGATTGCGCACGGAATCAATCCTGCTTCTCTAGGAATCTTCACGAGGTGCTGGGGAGAATATACGGACGGGGCTAACTTTTATGGGGCTTTATGGACTTCTTCGGTGGGCATCGCGGGTCAAGTGACCTTCTACATGACCACCACTAATATTGTGATCACAGTGGATGCTGGCGCTCCTGCATTTACCTCCGGAAACATTGTGCTCGAGTGGTTGAGTGCTTCTTAAAATTCCCACTTCTTGGTGATCCGCATGTATTCGATTGCTTTTAAGACGCTCTTTCTCTTTTCCTCAATGTAAAGGAATTCAGGCGATTCCTCATCTACAGGAATGAAGAATATCTGTTTCTCTGCGGCTTTGTGTTCTTGGAAACAAAGGTCTGTGTCGATCTTATTGAGGCGTACCATCGCATCATAGATGAGTTCAACATTCTTAGAGTCAAGGCTTCTTTCAAATTGAGCTTCAGCCTCTTTCTTCAATTGATTGAGGTGGGTGAACAGATTTTTGTTTTTAAGGGCCATCGCTCTTGAGATAGTAAAAATTATTTTAAACTGCTATCTTAAAGAAAAAAGAGGTCCTTATGTCGTCGATGGTTGGTAATTCTGGAATGCCCGGTTCTGCGGGTAGAAATTCAGGTGCAAATAGGGCCGGAGGCAACATAATCCCTCAGGGATACCAACTTGGGCGTCTCCAAAACTACGAACCTGAGCAGATGGACATATTGCAGTCCCTCTATAAGCACGTGATGCCGGAGAGCTTTTTGGCGAAATTGGCCGGAGGAGATCAGGATGCTTTCCAACAGATGGAAGCGCCAGCGTTGAGGCAATTGGGGGAACAGCAGTCGAAACTAGCTACCAGATTCAGCAATCGAGGTATGGGTGGGCGTCACGGCAGTGGGTTTCGCAACGCAATGAACTCGATGACATCGAACTTCTTACAGGACCTGCACTCCAAGAGAAACGACTTTCAGAGCGAAAAATTACAACAGCTGATGAAGTTTTCCGAAATGTTGATGCAACAAAGGCCTTACCAGAATTTCCTAGAGGAAGAAACCGAAGAGCCAGCATGGTGGCAAAAAGCTATAGGAATTGGGGCGCCAGTGGTTGGTACAGCTGCTGGAGCCTATTTTGGAGGACCGACGGGCGCGGCTATGGGAGCGAAGATAGGAAGCCAATTTGGACAGGCGTTCATGCCGCAATCCATGAACAGAAAGATTCAAGGTTCCCGAATGATGGAGTTCTAAATGATTCAGATTATACCAGCAAAAAGAAAACAAGGATTTGCGGAGCGTCTCGGATACGGAGTTCAGGATGCAGGATCTGAATTTGCGGACATGGTGATGAACCAACAGGCAGCTCAAGCTAAATCCCAATCTCAGCGACTAAAAGGGATGGATATTGGAGGGCTTAAGCGTTTCAATAAGACAGCTGTTGAAGATCTTTCTCCGAGAGAACAACTGAATATTGTCAATAAGGCCAAAGAGTTGATGTTAGACAATCCAAATATATCGGCAGATGAAGCCTATATTATGGCAATGGAAGGGCAACAAGAAGGGGGAATGGGGGGAGAGAAAAAGAGGACTAAGTTCTTCCCTGGACAAAAGAAGGGAGGTCTCCTGGATCTCTTAAGAGGTACCTCTGAAAAAAGAGAAGGAGAGGAGTTTGTCAAACAACATCCTGTACGAACGGCAGCAGCTCCCTTCGTAGGAATTGCATCTCCTTTAGAAGCGGTGGGTAGATTTACTGAGCCTTCGGCACCGATTAGGATGGGTTTACAAGCTGCTCAACGTGTGATGGGAAGAGAACCTACGAAAGATCGAAGACCAACTTTGTCGGATCAATTAAGACAAGGCCTCAATCCTGACGAACAAGAGACTGTCGGACAATTAGAAAATATAGGTCTTCTGATTCCTTTTGAACAGGCACTCGCGGGACTGGCTAAACTGGGAAAATTGGCATCCTTTGAAAAGATGTTTGGTCGATTAGCAAAAGCAAAAGGGATTGCCCCTGAAGCGATGGCGGAAAAGGTGGCACGGACGGCAGCTAAATCGGGAATAGATTTAGAAAAGGTGGCTGCTGCTGACGCACAAGAAGCTGACAAGTTGATTAAGATGACTGCGAAAGTTGGGAAAGAATATCCAGGACAGCCAGCAGGAAGGATTAAGAAGGTAACAGAAAAGAGGCCTCTATTTAAAACAAAAGAGGCTTCTAAGATGCGAGAAAAAGAATTGGAAATGTGGCCCGAATATCAGAAAGAGGCAGAAACGTATGAAGCTGAAAGAATGGCTCGAAGAAACAAGGTTAAAGGGCTTGAAACGATCGCCAAGGATGAACAACGTATGGAAGCGGCTTCAAAGGCGATTCCTAAAGCGAGAGACGATTATGAACGCTTAGCGTCTCAAGTTCGGGCCTTTGAAGACGAAATGGCCAGACTCCCAAAAGATCAAAGATCCAGAGCTGAGAACCTCCTTAAGTATCACGAAAAACAATTGGCGTATGCGGAAGAAAACTTAAACGATCTTCTTAATATGGCGCGTACAGGAGAAGCTCGACCGACAGTTCACGATCTAGAGAAAAAGGCTCTTGAAAAAGTGAAGAATTTAACTGCGGAAATTGAATCTGGAAAAGAACCAAATTTTACAAAGAGAGACTATAATCCAGAACGCATTCAAGCTGCTGCAAGACTTGAGAAATCCAAGGTAAAGCTTCCTTCGCGAATGAAACCAAACGACAAATTATTTCAAGCCCATAAGGTTTACAAGGACGCTTATTTGAGAAGGTTATCGGAAATCCGAGACGAATTAGTGGCCCTTAAAAACACAAAGAGTATGAGTGCTATGAATGAACTGAGAGCCCTTCAGAGAGAAGAAAAAGCTCTTAAAGATCTCGTTGAGCATGCTGATGCGGATATAAAACTTCACGAACATCAATTGAACTTAAAAAATTTAAGCGCTAGGCAAAAGGCTGAGAAAACGTTTAAAAAATTAAAAAGTGGACCAACAACTACTCAACAAGAGAAGGTTCAAAAGGTTCATAATCTTTCTAAGGAAAATGCCATAGAGATGAACGAACGCGTACTTAAACATTTGAAGACTCCAGAAAAGGGATCAGCAGAAAAGTTGGCCGAACGAGCTCGCTCTATGGGAGATCCTTCCGCAACAGCTCAAAAAGTGGAAGAAGCGACAAAGGCGGCTAAGACGGGAGCTAAAAAATTTATTGAAAAATATGTTAAGTCGCCAACTGCAAAGACTTTTATTAAAGAATTCAAAGGGTTTGTTAAAAGAATGTTAGTTTCTCCTCAAAAAGCTCTCTTTAATACTCCTATCGGAAGAGCTATTATGCTTAATGCGGGCCTCATGGCTTTCGAAGAAACAACTGGAACTAAATTTCACTTTATAGGAAGTATTTCCACCGTTTTAGCTCAGCAGGGAACCGCTAGGTATATTGCTCTCATATTCCGAGGAGTTGCTCACGGACTTCATAAAGCTCAAAGAGAAATAGCAAAAGAGGAATACAGGAAAGCGGTTGCCTCAACAGAAGGAACTTATGCAGAAAAATTACAAAGGATTAAAAAGGCAAAAGAAAAACTAAAACCTAAAGATTTAAAATCAGTAAAAGAAGAAAAATCTTAATTATTTTTTAGCTCTAGCTGCTTCCCATTGTCCATATATGATGAATATTATAACTATCCACATCAAATTTGGTTCCATAAACACCTCATTCCTCGTGAGTTCTAATTAAAAACATTATTTCCTCATACGCCCTTTTTTTATATTCTTTTTGCGACGTTATATTAGGAAACTTCTTATCTAAATATTTAATGAAGGCCTTCAGGAAATCGGGCTCCCCATAAAAGTAGTCATCGGAAATCTTTCGAAATATATAGGAGAAGAGAAATTCGTTAATCATCAACCTTAATTCTTTGGATAAGAGACCTGGCGGTGTAACCCAACACAAAGAAAATCAATGCGAATAACCACAATGCTAACCAGAATTTCATCGTTTCCCTCTTAAGATTTCGTATATAAAACTTCCCGCCACTGTTCCGATGGCTCCTCCTAGTAATCCTGCGATAAAAGTTAGAATAAAAGCGTCCATGCTTTCTCTTTTCCCTAAACGATAGTCGATTTCCACATTTTATCACCACCTAAATGATTAAAATAATTTCTTTATATCCGTAGAACATTATTTAGGGATGCATTAAATCTCCGGTTAATACCTCAAGGAGATTTTACATGACTATACAACCAGGTGCCAATTTATACACGCAGGGCTTTGGAAGCCGTCCAGAAGGGGTAGAAGTACCCGTTATTTCTCAGGTGTCCCCCACTTCTGCAAATGCCAATTATCCCATCGGAAAAAGGTGGATAAACGAAGTAGCCAACACAGAATATGTGCTGACGTCTTTTTCCTCTGTATCCGGAAATGTGGTTCCTACTTGGTCTCTGATTGGAAGTGCCTCGGGTGCCTTAAACACTCTAACGACGCAAGATTCCACTGTCGTCACTCCGGCAGCAGGAAACATTAACATTTCTGGGGCCTCGAGTGAACTCACAACGACAGGATCTGGTTCTACAGCCACAATCGGCCTTGTTAACGCTGTGGTTACGCCAGGCAGCCTCACAACCACGACATCTCTGACAGCGGGCACGACCTTCACAGCAGATGGCTTGTCCACCCTAGCGGCTTTGACGCAGGTAGGCACAGCCAGCATTAATGCCTCGGGATCAGCCGTTACTACAATCGGCACTGGAGGCACAGGCGCTGTCAATATCGGTAATGCCACAGGTAACACAGCTGTCACGGGTTCATTGACAGCTTCTACAGGACTTGTAGCAACCACAGGCGGTCTGACGGTGACAGTAGGTGGCGCATCTATCACAGGAACCACAAATATCAACACCACAGGGTCTGCCGTAACGAGCATTGGTACGGGAGGAACGGGCGCTACTCATATTGGGAATGCCACCGGAAACACGGCGGTCACAGGCTCTTTGACGGCTAGCACCACTCTCACAGCGACTTTAGGTAATATCACAGCCACGAACGGAAACTTGGTTTTGGGAACTGCGGGAAATAAGCTTGTGAGTACTTCTGTCGGAACTACAACTGCGGCAGGCGCTAACTCAATCGGGAGCGTTACTCTGGTGGGAGGAACAGCAACGGTGGCTACAACGGCCGTCACAGCCTCTTCTTTAATCATTTTATGGAGACAGTCCATAGGGGCAACTGGGGCAGCAGCGCTAGGAGAACTTGGTGTAGGAACTATTACAGCCGCCACCTCCTTTGTGATTAACGCAGTTGAGGTAGCTACGGCAACTTCTCTTCAGACGAGTGACGTTTCAGTAGTTGGTTGGATGATCATTAACTAAGGAGCCATATGGCATACACAAAAAGGATGCTGTATGAGCCTATACGCAGTATCGATTCAAGCACTTTCACGGGCACTTATCAGAAATTAGGGACACCTCTCGTTAATGCGGCGTCGATTGTAAAGCTCGTCAATAACTCGACTTCCCTAATCACAGTTTCGGTGGACGGAACGACGACGGTCGATGTTGCTCCCCCCACTTCCTTCTTCCTCTATGACATCACGTCGGACAGTCCTAATTCAACGGATGCTGTCTTTATCCCTGCCGGAACCCAATACTTGGTTTCGGGAGCCGCAGGCACGGGACTCGTTTATTTAGTGGTACAATATGTGGTGCAAGTATGAGTCAAGCGGGCGTCATTAATGTAGGTGGGGGAGGGGGCAGTGTTGTTGAGACTTTATCTGGGAACACAGGGGGTCCCGTAGGGCCATCGGGCAATAATATTCAGATTCTTGGAAGTGGTAATCTATCTGTAACAGGAGATCCTGGAGATAGCACCCTCACCATCACTTACATCGAGCCTGCAAGTTCGATCTCTATCACTGGCGATTCGGGTGGCCCTCTAACAGGAGACTCTTTTACCTTTACAGGTGGTACTTCTGGGTTGACGTTTGCCGGAGCCGGCATGACTGAAACCCTAGGGGGAACACTCAATGTGTCCCATGGAGGAACCGGCGATACTTCTTTTACTCCTTATTCGGTCATTTTAGGAGGTACAACCTCCACAGGAGCCCTTCAGAATGTCTCAGGAGTAGGAACCAGCGGCGAAGTACTCACAAGTAACGGAGCTAGCGCTGATCCCACGTGGCAAGCGATTCCTTCAAGTTCTATCTCTATCACAGGGGACACAGGCGGTCCGTTAACCGGAGATGCCTTTACATTTACTGGAGGGACTTCTGGGCTGACGTTCGCCGGATCTGGAACAACAGAAACCTTAGGAGGAACTCTAAACGTTTCTCACGGAGGTACTGGCGATACTTCGTTTACTCCCTATTCTTTGGTAACAGGCGGAACTACGTCGACTTCCCCTCTCCAGAATGTCTCGGGAGTGGGTACTTCAGGCCAATTGCTTACCTCGAATGGCGCGTCGGCGCTCCCAACTTGGCAAACAGCTGCGACAAGTTCCATCTCGATCACAGGAGATAGCGGAGGCGCTCTTACAGGCGACGCATTTACTTTTACTGGCGGGACTACGGGCCTTACCTTCAGTGGTTCAGGAACCACAGAAACAGTTATAGGGACGTTGAATGTAGCGCACGGGGGAACTTCGAGCAATTCCTTCAACATCAACGGCGCCGTTTACTCCAACACAACGACGACAGGAGCTTTGCAAGCAGCAACTCTGACTTCAGGTCAGTTATTAATTGGAGGAACAACTACTCCAGCGGCTGCAACTCTAACTGCCGGTAACGGCATCTCAATAACTAATGGCAATAACTCCATCACGATTGCATCTACTGAATTCTTCACATGGCACGACGAAAGCGGGGCCTTCAATGCGCTTGCCTTCAACGGTTATTTCATAGCTGGCACTTGCACAGGAACTCTGCCAGCTTCTCCCAATAACGGCGATACCATCAGATTTTTTGTGGATGGGGCCTTCACTTTAACTATCCAGGCTAATACAGGCCAAACGATCAAGATTGCGACGAATGTGTCTTCAAGCGCCGGAACACAGAGCAATACAGCTTCGGGCGATGCTTGCACCCTCGTTTACAGATCCACCGACACCCAGTGGAACTGCATCAATTATGTGGGTGCTTGGAACAAAACTTAAGGAAGAAATATGTCAATACCTCCTAATAGCGGATTTAGCACGGCCAAGTGGATAGTTTCCGCGACTCCTGGATACGGGACTCATACTACTATTGGAGCCGCTATGACAGCTGCTTCAGCGGGCGACACCATTTTTATACGCACAGGAACTTACACCGAGAATGTTACGCTGAAGGCTAGCGTTAATCTCACCTCTTTTCCCTCCGAATATATTGGAAACGTTCTGATTGTTGGTGAGGTATCTGCTTCTTTTTCTGGTGGTTGTACGATAGCGGGATTAGGGATTACCACCAACGGCAGTTATGCTCTTTCGGTGACGGGTTCCAACGCGACGACGGTGGAAGTAATCGAATGCTCTCTAGAAGGAACTAACAATACCCCCATTCAATTCACCTCATCAAGCTCTTCTTCCTCAATCTCCCTAATCAACTGCCTTATAAATACAGGAACTACAGGGATTGCTTATCACACAATGAGCAGCCCAGGAACTATTAATTACATTCAAACAATCACCTTGAATAGCGGGAGTTCTTTGTCAGCTGCGACAAACTCAGCTGGTGATGTAGCCGTTCAGAATTGCTCTATAAGTGGAGCTTTTGAAACATCGGGAACGGGCAGCATCCAAGTTTTTAATTCCGCATTTACTACTCCTCTAAATCTAGTGATGCTCACATGCAATGGAACAGGAGCGGAACAATTTTCTGTCAATTCCAGCTATTTTACCGGAGTTTCTTCGGCTATTTCAGTGGGCACAGGTGCAACACTCGTTTTAACAAATGCGACTGTTTTTAGCGACGGTACAAATGCCATCACAGGACTCGGCACCCTTGAATATGGATCGATCTGTTTCACGGGATCTTCTTCTGTTATAAATACAACAACTCAAATTCCTATTACAACGAGACCTGGATTTTCCACTAAGAATCAGGTATTTACTTCAAGTGGAAGCTATACGCCTACTCTAGGAATGGTGGAATGTCAAGTGACCTGCATAGGGGCTGGAGGAGGAGGAGGGGGAGCGCCTTCTGTAAGTTCTCAATTTGCTCCTTCGGGTGGCGGCGGAGGCGGCGAATATGCGGTAGGGATTTTCTCGGCAAGTACAGTAGGATCAAGTCAAACGGTTTCAATCGGCGCGGCCGGAACCGGCGGTACAGCCGGTGCTTCTGGGGGAACAGGAGGAGCAAGCTCTTTAGGTTCTTTAATAACAGCGAACGGAGGAGCAGGTGGCGCTTCAAGTACAGCTTCTTCCGCGGGATCGAGTGCTTATGGGGGTGTAGGTGGCAGCGGTGGAAGCGGCGGCGATTATAGAACAGCTGGTTCCGTCGGAGGAAATGGCCTCTCAGTGGGTCTTCTTTACGGGTTTGGAGGAACTGGCGCTTCAACTCAATTAGGGGCTGGAGGCGCAGGAACGGCGGTAAATTCAACGGGAGCTGCTGCCAACGGATACGGTTCGGGAGGAGGTGGCACCATAGCGGCTGGAACTAATTCTGGGTTTACGGGGGGCGCAGGAGCCAAAGGA